TGTGTTTCATGATTATCGTGCATTTTTGAACATTTCAGGCTATTTTTCTCGCGTTAGGTTCCCGCACAGGTTCCCACGTTTTATGGGAACCCGAAATAACGAGGTCGTGTAATGGCGTACTATAACATAGAGAAACGACTAAAATCCGATGGCACACCACGCTATCGCTGTAATGTGATTATCAAAGAAAAAGGTGTTATCACTTACAGGGAAAGCAAAACATTCCCTAAACATGCTCATGCCAAAACATGGGGCACACAGAAAGTGATGGAATTAGATCTATATGGCATTCCATCATCAAATGCAGTTGACGGACTTACAGTCCGTGACTTACTACACAAATATTTAAATGACCCAAATGCCGGAGGTAAAGCAGGCCGTACTAAAAGATATGTGCTAGAACTGATTATGGATAGTGACATCTCCGCGATCAAACTATCTGAACTGACAGAAAATGACGTAATTGAACATTGCAGGCTAAGAAACAACGCTGGCGCAGGTCCAGCAACAGTCAGCCACGATGTTAGTTATCTTGGTAGTGTTCTGGATGCGGCCAAACCTGTATACGGAATTAATTACACATCAAACCCGGCGAAAAGTGCTCGTCCATATCTACTTAAACTTGGTTTGATTGGTAAATCAAACCGTCGTAATCGTAGACCAGCATCTGATGAACTGGACATGCTAATTGAAGGCCTTCAACAACGATCTACTCATAAATGCTCAAAAATTCAGTTCGTTGATATCCTCAAATTTTCTGTGTGGTCCTGTATGCGAATCGGAGAAGTATGCCGGTTACGATGGGAAGATCTCGACCAGGAACAAAAATCTATACTCGTAAGAGACAGGAAAGATCCACGCAAAAAGGAAGGCAACCACATGAAAGTAGCCTTGCTTGGGGAAGCCTGGGATATCGTCCAACGACAGCCCCAAAAATCGGAATTCATTTTTCCATATAACAGCACTTCTGTTACTGCGGGATTTCAGAGAGTAAGAAGCAAATTAGGTATTAAAGATCTGCGATACCATGATTTGCGTAGAGAAGGGGCAAGTCGCTTATTTGAGGCTGGTTTTAGTATTGAGGAAGTCGCCCAGGTTACAGGGCATCGTTCATTAAACGTGCTATGGCAGGTATATACCGAACTGTATCCGAAATCTTTACATAATCGTTTTGAAGAGCTCCAAAGGAGCAGAAATAAGACCCCTTGACACTGTTTATCCATACAGCTAAAAATAATACTGTATACAAACACAGTATAGAGGGACTTTTATGCGTATTGAAATCTGCATAGCCAAAGAAAAAATGACTAAAATGCCAACCGGTGCTGTGGATGCGTTAAAGGAAGAATTAACCCGACGCATCAGTAAGCGTTATGACGATGTAGAGGTGATCGTAAAAGCCACCAGCAACGATGGCCTTTCTGTTACGCGCACAGCCGATAAAGATTCAGCTAAAACTTTTGTGCAGGAAACTCTGAAAGATACCTGGGAGTCTGCTGACGAGTGGTTTGTTCACTAATGAGCACTATCGGAAGTTCACCTGCCAACCACAGCACGTTCTTGCATACAACGTGCCTGCGGTTTTTCGAGACTATTCTGACCGCCATACTTACACATCAACCTGGCGCACATCCAGAGAAAGTATCTCTTTTGCATTCCGAAGATTCAAAGAGTTAGCCTAATTTTCCAGATAGTTTTCTCGACAAATCTGAGGTATTTTGGTTATCGATATAGTGCTTTGGCTGAGGAACAGCATTAAATTCAACCATTTTATTCATAGGGATTAAAATGCAAGATACAGACGTTTACGTATACATAGGCGATGTTCACCGCTCTGGTCATCACGACATCACCAAAGCGATTAAAGAAAGAAAAACTAACCATGGTTTACAAAAAAATGTTCTTTTTTGCGTCGCTACCTATGGCGGTGATCCCAGCGCAGGATATAGAATTGGCCGCGCTTTGCAACACAACTATGAACACATCACCGTTCTAGTTGTTGGCCCTTGCAAAAGTGCTGGAACCTTGATGGCTGTCGCCGCTCATAAGCTCGTGATTGGTGATATGGGTGAGCTTGGTCCTCTAGACATCCAACTTAAGAAAAATGATGAGATCGGCGAATTGAGCTCGGGCCTTGTTATCGCAACGGCGATTGATGAAATAAAAGAGTGCGCTATTTCGACCTTTAGATCATACGTACTTGATATAAAGTACAGAAACCAAATTAGCACGAAGATGTCTGCAGATATTGCTGCTAAGCTTACTGAAGCAATCATATCGCCGATGGCCTCACAGATAGACCCCATCAAACTCGGGGAGCATCAACGAGCAATGAACATAGCGCTTTCCTATGGGGAGCGTTTGAATAGTCACTCGAAAAATCTTAAGGAAAGCTCCTTAGGCAAGTTGATCGCTGGATATCCAGCCCATGGTTTTGTGATAGACCGTAAAGAGGCGAGGGAACTATTCAACCATGTTGAGAGTCCTACAGACTTTGCAGCCAACCTGTACGAAGTTCTTGGTGAGATGATTTCGTCAGGCGAAATCTCTATCTTCGACAAACCGGTGATTAAAGATTTAACTCCTAAAAAACAATATGAAACAACTAACGCAGAGGAAGATTCCCATGACAACAGCAGAATTCAGGAAGGAGATGAAATCTCTGACCAAAATTCAGGAAGAGCAGAACCGCCAAGGGATGAACCTGTCCAGGGAAGCGATGGAAAACATGCGGAAATTGAAGAAGAGGCTGGAACCTTACCAGCAGAGCAACCAGATGAAGGCACTCAGTGAATATTGTAGTTTCTGATTGAGGACCTCGGCTACTACGCCGGGGTCTCTTTTTACATCACTGGACAGTCATCAAACTCCGCATTCCTAGCATCGTGATGATGTACGTGATTGCTCCGAATATTGAGTGTGAGTAATTGTAGCCACCACCATCATCTGGCAGTGCTTCCGTTCTCCAGATTTATCAGGTGGGACTAAGGGTGAGTACGATATCGCTTAATCCTGAAACTCCATTTCAGACAGGGCCCCTATTACAGACCGAAAGACCACAGATAAGTAGTTTGTTCATAAATTAATGCGTAGAATCAATAACGGCTGGAAATCATTCAATACTCGCACTATCGAAAGTTTGCCAGCCAGCCGTGGCACGTTCTTGCATACGACGTGCTACGGTTTCATTTATCTCCCGAAACTCCATTTGGATTTATCCGGTGCGCCGTAAAACCCCGTCCTTCAGGGCGTGGAGGATGTCAACTGGACGCACTGGAACTGGTCGATACTTCCGGTGCGCCAGATATTGAATGGCCTACGCCTCCGGCAGTTCAGGCCAGATGACATCCGGCTCGGTGCTGGTATCTGTTGCCGTCACTGCGTCAATGTAATCCAGCACAGCGTTAAGCCGGGTTGTTTCTGCCTGCGTCAGCTTCCGTCCGGCCTGTAATTTCAGTTGAATCAGACTGATGGAAGCCATTGCTGCATCAATCAGTGACTGGCGTTGGATTTCTGCCGCGTCTACTGCGGCGCTATATTGTGCCTCGGTATCGGTCACCCATTTCTCTCCATCCCATTTATCGTATGGCGTTAATGGGGCGATAGTGGTTGTATTTTCAGGGTAATCCCCCAGAGCTGTGATTTCTTTTGATTCTCCTGTTTCAGTGCTATATACAATTTCACTGCGATGGTCTGGTACATATTCCCATGAGTTTAAACCTGCAGAACGGCAAATAGCATAACCATCTTTACGTGTGGCAGGAGCATCTAAACATGAATATGCCGGAATACCGACACCAACGGCAATATATTCAATAGATGGGGAAATATACTCTCGCGTTTCACCGTCAAAGTTATAAACAGTAACATTTCCAGCCTTCGTAGCAATATGTTCGCTATTTAATACAGCATTATCCATTACACAGCTCTCACAATATAGTTAAATGCAATATTACGAGGGCGAGATTCTCTCCCCCCCACCGAGTTAGTACTATCGGATCTCTGTTGATTTACTGAGCCAGAAACATCAGCGGCTAAAAGATAATATCCACCTGTTGTATCAAATCCAGTTTGTGCCCATGTTCTTTCGAAATAATGACTATGTGATTTAAATTCATCTGTTTGAGTTGATAATAACGCGCGCCCACTATCCACTCCACGCCCATCATCCCAGCCACGAATAAACTCACCGCGTAAATCAGGTAATTTATTTGTCGGGTAAACCCTCGCCAGTTTAGGATATTCAACGGCAGAAAAAGCCGCACCGTTACATTTCAGCCAGCCAGTAGGCGGTATTGCAGAAGGCCACGGAACAGGCACACCAACGGGTAATGCCGAACCTTCTCCCAAACCAAGGTTTTCGAGAGCCGTTTTCACCGTGCCATCCGATTTGATATCGCCAAACGGATTCTTGCGGCTTAACAGCAGCGCACGAAGCGCGGTAAGCAGCTGGTCATGCCGCCCCTTCTCCAGGCTGGCACCGGATGCCTCCACCACGCTGCAGAGTTCTTCCTGCAACATGTCAAAGTAGTCATCATCCAGATCGGTGGCAGGCGTACCAGTCTGGGGGTTACCACGGGTAAAACCGTTCTTACCCGCGCCGAACTTATCCTTCTGCGCGGTTTTCGTATCTATACGATGCATGGATTACTCCGGATATTTAAAAATTACGTAGGTATGCGACGGGCAGAGTTTGTTAAGCACACACTCGACAACGGTGTCGCCCCAGATACGCAGTGCGGAATCACAGGGATCGCCACATGTCATCCAGGTGGTGTTGGTGGTGGTTGGCATGTTGACCTGCCAGTAATACCGCCATTCCGGCGCATTCACCGCGTCAGTACAGGCCGATGAGCAGGTGAACGTGCTTTTGTCGTATCGCGTGATGGTGGCATCTGGTCTGCCCAGGGCAGCAAGCTGTGCAAGATAAAAATCCTCGTTGATGCCGCCCGCCAGGTTAACCTTCGCATCCAGCCGTTGCTGACGCTGGCGAAGGGTCTGCGTTCCCGCCGGAATACATTCATCCGGCAGACCGCACAGACGCTCCCAGCGGTTTATCAGTTCAGTGGTGGTGCGCGGATCCAGCTCCCGCATCAGGGCATCCGCACGCTGATGAACACGGGTTAATGACGGTGCCGCACCGGCAATCGCCGGATCGCTGGCTGACCACGCCGGACCGGGCGGCAACAGTGCCGATAACAGGCGGATGTAATCATCGTTTGTCACGTCCATGAAATCGTCCCCAGTACCGCCAGTTCGTTTTTCGCAATGGAGATATTGTCCACCGGTGCAAGCAACTGATGGCTGTATTCCCCGTTCGCACCGGAAATCGCTTCACTGATACGTGACACCTTCAGTTCTCCCTGCGGATAACCATCACGCAGCAGGAACGAACGCAACTCGGCGGTGATGGCAGCCCGTATTTCCGGTGTGTCCGGCGTCACGCGGATATGAAAATCCACCGTATGCGCCACCGGCCTGAACACATACAAATCAGAGCCTGCCACCGGGGCCAGTGGCTCAATGTGTTGTCTTGCCGCCGTTTCCGTTGATTCTTCCGGAATGGGATTAATCAGGTCACTGCCGGCAATCATCACACCGACAGTTCCCGTTCCCATCCAGTGACGGTATGTCCATGCGCGGGTAATGCCGGGCACTTCTTTAGCCCAGACGACATAGTCCCCGTCAGCCCCGCCCTGCGGCGTCCAGTAATACCGCTCAATGACGCGGGCGCGCCACGTTTCCAGATCTTCTGTATCAAATCCGCCTGTCAGGGTGTCAGTCACACCGGAAGACGGCAGACCATTCACCGGCGTGACCAGGATTAATGCCGTACCATCGTCAGCGTTACTGACCGCGCCTGTAGTTGAGCAAGTGATCGGCACACGCAGGACACCACCGGAGCTGGTTGCATCGGCAGTTGCCGTGTACTGAACCAGGTCATCGCGCTGAATCACGCTCCCGGCAGTCACCTTCAGGCCATCGCTGACACCTTCCCAGCGCATATACCCGCTGGCAGCCGTGGCCCCCTTGCGCGGACACCGTTTCATCGCAGCATGTCGCGCCAGCCAGGACTCATCGCACAGGTCAGGCAGCATATTCATTGCCAGATAATCGATGTACCCGTAAACCGTATGCAGCGCCGCCGCATACACCTTTGCCCGCACGTCTTCATCCATGCGCCGGAGCGTGTCGCTGACGTCCAGCCTGGCAAATAAATCGTTACGGAGCATACTGATATTTTCTGCCAGCGTCGGGCGCTGAAATTCACTGTCCGCCATGCGTTATCGCACTCCACAGATCATCAAAAGAAATCATTACCGGTCCGTCACGACGCCAGAGAGTGATACTGTTACCCAGTTCATTAATCCCGGTGCGGCGGATATCCAGATCAATACGGGACACCACGCCGTCATCAATCATCCATTGCAGGCATTCGCGGATATACCCCCTTACCGTCTGCACCAGCTGATTGGTCAGTTTGCTGCGCTGAAGCAGCCACAGTCGGGAGCCGTAACGGTCATTCTGTACCGCAGGCCAGGTATCCCCCCACCATCCCATCGGGACGTCGGCGTTGTCATCAGGCTCCGCCCGCCGCCAGGTAAACAGGGAAATCACCACGGCGCGGGTCAGCGGATCCAGCGGTGCGCTGGCGCAGGTGCGTTTACCGTTCACCGTCAGCCACAGTTCCATCATGCCTCCATCGCTTTATCAGGTTTGTCGGTGTTACTGCCCTGACCGTTCTCTCTGTGACGATGCCCGTTATAGGCAAGCCGCATCGCTGACATGGTGGTGCCGCTGGAGTCGCACAGGTCTTTCACCTGTCCTGTCACTTCCAGGTCCATTTCAAAACGTGCTTTAGGTGAATTGCGAAACGTGATCGTTTTACCTGCACCGTCCACCACGATCCCCTCCCGGGTCAGCGTCACGGACTGCCCCTGATCGTCATAGACAGCCACCTCACCCGTCTGCAGCCCTTTCAGGCGGTAGCGCCGGTCCGACACCGTAACAACCACCGCATGAGAACGGTCGCCATCCGGAAACAACACCACCGCTTCCGCACCGCTGTTTGCCCTTGCGGTAAAACCGTAGGGTTCAAGATGTTCAACCCCGGCTTTGGGTTCACCGGCAATCAGGGACACATCCACGGTCTGACATTTCGTGGCGGCACTGATGCTTTTCACCACGGCCCGCCCAATCAGGCCGAGGAGTTGTCGCTGCATGGCTTCAATCGTCCTCATCAGAACGGGTCCTCCTGTACTCTGGCTTTTTTCTTTTTCCGCGCGCCGGGGGCTTCGGGTTCAGGCAGATAAGCATCAGGTGGGCCGACACGGATTTCCGTCAGGGTGCCGTTCTGGTCCTGAGTAAACGTGACTTCCGAGACAAGCAGTTCGGTATTGTCGAAACCACAGACCGGATCGAAGACAATCACCCGCTGGTTGGGCTGCCACAGCGTACCGTTACCCTGTCGCCAGCCCTGCACCACATAGGTGGTTTCATCCGTCCGCGCCGCCCGTTGCCGGGCTTCAAAGTCAGCACGCGCGATACAGCCTGCCCCCGTGGCCTGCCCTGTCTGCCTGATATACATCGGACGGTAACGGGCAATAAATGCGTCCTCTGTGCGGGCCCGCAGCGCGGTGGTGGTGGCCTCACCGAAATCATCGTCGTTTCCGGCACGCTGCCCCGCCACCTGGTAAACAGAAAACCGCTCCCGGATACTCTTCTCCGTATCGCAGGAAAGGATGTTTTCCCCGAGTACCAGCGCAGTATGTGCCCGCGTTGAGCCAATACCGCCAATCACCAGCCTGCCGTGCGGGTCGTCGTAAGCCAGTGCCTGCTGCTGACCGAGTATTTTGTTGATTACCTCAATCACCGTTTCACCGTGATCAGGCTGAACATCAGGAATAACACCCGACGGCGCACCGCTGTTCACCACCTCAATGCCGAAAGGCGCAGCAAGCGCCTGCGCAATCTGCACCAGCGAGCGTCCGTTAAACTGTGTCGGTTCGGCTGCACAGTCAATCAGGTCAGCCGTCAGACTACGTCCGGCAATACCGGTGCTGACCGAACGGGAATCGTAACGAACGGGCGTCGCCTCCACCCAGCCGGTGATCACCAGCTCATCACCAATCAGCACTTCCACTTTTGAACCGTTTTTAATGCGCGGCTGAAGCGTGGTGATACCCTCATCTCCCGGCCACTGGCGGGTGATCTCCACACTGAAATCCCGCGCCAGCCGTTCAATACCGGCACCGATGCGCACCGATGTCCAGCCATTCCACTCCCGGCCATTTACCCGTAGCGTGACATTGTCGTTCATTGCACTGGCACCTTCAGAGGGATCACCGGCACAAAGCCGGGATGCGTAATGGCATTACGCCGGATAATGTCCGCGTCGCGCGCCGCGTTATCAAACCAGGTCGCCGCCAGCACCAGCGCGGGTAAAACCTCATCCGGTGTGCGCTGAATGATCCGTGCAGACTGTTCAAGGCGCGTGTTGATATCCGCATTCAGATCTGCTTTCACCCGGCGCAGCGCCAGAAACAGCGCATCGCTGGTTGTACGGGACAACTCCTTATCAATTGCCGTATTCAGTGTGTCGCGAATGTCAGTCAGTTCTTCCCACGTCGGCAGGTCAACCGTGTTTTTCACCGCCGGTGCATTGTTCAGTGCCGGATGCGTGACGGAAGGCCAGCCAGTGCTCTGCGCGGGTGTTGTTGCCTGCCCCACTGCGGAATTCTGCATCACCGCGGAAGTTGTTGGCGCAGGCAATCGGGTGACGGCATACGCCGCTTCGCTGATTGCGGTCGTACGAAGGGTGCTGGCAACCACGTTACGCTGCTGCGTCGCCGTGGCGGTGGTTTTACTGTCCGTTTTCCAGACGCCGCGCGGTTGCAGATCGCTGCCGAGGCTGACACCGGAAAGCGTTTTGATCATGGTGACCAGGTCGCTGGCGTTACCATAAAGGCGTTTCCCGGTACGCCACATTTTCTGCACCTGCTCAACGAAATTTTTGCCTGACGATGGCGGCGGCAGAAGTACCGAGATATCCCCCTGCAACAGCCTGGCGGCATCCGATACGGCAGAATCCACCACTTTCATCGCATCAGAAACATACCCAAGCATTATGCTGGCATTACCGATAACGTCGTTCTGCACGAAATCCGCCACGCCATCGATACTGAAACCGCTGAAGCTGTCACTGATGCAGTCATCCAGTGCAGAACAGGATGACATCAGCGTCTGCGCCGTCGCCGCACCTGAAGTGGGGTAAGAGAGTTCTCCCGCTTCGACAAACTTCAGGTCAAAGCGGACAATACGCCCTTCACTTTTCGATGTGCTGACCCGAACTTCCCCGTCAACACAGACTTTCAGCTCACCATATGTCGGGTGGACAAGCGTGCCGGGACCGGGTTTATTCAGCGCTTCAATCAGGCGATCGCGCTGGTCAAAGCAGTCATCTCCCACCACATAAGCTGTGATGGACGGGCGGAAAGTGACTTTTCCCAGATCTTCGGTATAGGGCTTGTCGCGGTTCGGGTATTCATGTGTTTCCACACGGCGACCGGTTCCCGCACTTTCTTCTTCAACCTTAAACGGCACACCTCGAAATGATGCTTCAAGTAGCTTTTCACGCCAGCCACTTCGAGAATCAGAGGATAGGTACGAAGAAATATGAGAAAAATCCATGGCGTCACCTCAAATAAAAACCGCGTGTAAACGCGGTTTTTTATTAGGTAATAAAATTAACGATCATAATCAACATTATGAGTATCTATTCTACATGATGAATAAGTAATTCCGCTTTCACCACTAATATTTACGCCAGCCTTTACCTTCCCTGTTTTCGTAACATCAACAAAGAATTGCCCTCTTGGCATTTTAAATGCAAAAGAGAAACCAATAATTTCCGAGTCAAAGTTATTTTCATCCTCACTAATTGGTACAATAAAAGTCAATGGTGCAGATTGTGAGTTATTTTCAAAATCAAAAGCACCAATGCTTTTATTAAACTCGTAGGATGCTTTTTTTATTAAAAGAGTTCCACTTGCCGACTTTGCTGGGCATATTACAGACAGTCTATTTATTCCCTCTACATCTAGATCTATATTCTTATCCGCTGAAGTTTTAACGTTATCTATAAAGTATGTAGCAAGCTGCTTTTCCGTTACTGGCTTCGCAAAGGAGTTTAATGGCAGTCCTACAGCCAACAACAATATAAACATTTTCTTCATATTCTCTCCTACATTCAGCACAAACTTTACCACTCAATAACCCTACTTGATTAAAGTAGTTATATTATCGTCTGAATGGAGAATACCCCACATCGTGCGTGATTTTCATCAGGGGATCGGCTTTGCCCGGTACATCAATTATCTTCATACCTGGCGGAGCATTCTCGAACGTGACTTTCAGCTCGCTGTGCTGTGTCATGGAAGAAGATGGATTCAACAGCGGAACATTGGGTTTGTACTGACTCAGGCTGGCCTGATACTGCTCGTACTCTTTACGATCAAAAAAAGGCGTCCAGTCTGAAGCCAGAAACAGCCCTTTATTATCCAGCCAGTTAACCGTATCTTCAGGAACAACACTTTCCAAAGTATCTTTAACCGGCTCATACATCAGGGTTCCCAGAAAACCATATACCCCGGCCTTCCCGATAAAGCCGCGGCCTTTCCCCATCAATCCCGTTTCTGCCGATACCTTCCCCAGCGTACGCATCTCTCTGGTCACTGCGGTAATGGATTTGGTAACGTCAGCAACCCATTTGGTTGCCATAAACAGGGCAATCGCTTTCAGAACAGTTTCCCATCCCCCCATCGCCTGCGCCGTTTCATCCACCACGTGCCAGACTTTTTTTATGACAGGACCTACGGTTTCCCAATTATCAATAATGAGGTAAGCGCCACCAACCAGAAGAGCAATCAGCCCCTTAGCAGGCGTCATATTCATCACACCGCCGAGAACTTTCATGATTCTGGACAAAGAGCCTGCAGCGGCCCCCACTGTCAGTAAAGCCAGACCGATTTTAGCAATGGTCTTAACGAGCTCCGGGTTTTCACGGACAAACGTTCTCACTTCCTCAAGGAGCGGTTTTACCGCTTCAAGACCATCATTAACCTCAGGAAGAAACGTTTCCCCCAGAGTGGAAGAAATGGCATCAAGTTGATTTTGCAGAAGTAAAAGCTGGTTTTCCGTCGTCGCTGCCCTCGAAGCATATTCCTTCTGCATCGAACTGCCATACTGCTGGGAATCCGCAACCCGCCTGAAGTTGGTACGCAACAAATCAAGGTTAGTCAGCAGAGGTGCTATCGCGCCCAGAGACTCTTTCCCGAACAGGGCATTCAGCACAGCTGCCTGTTTTTCTTTAGGCACTTTAGCCATCGCATCCAGTACAGACAGCATGGTTCCCCGGGCATCTTTCTGCATATCAGCAGCTAATTTCTTCGGATTGATCCGCAGAAAACGTAATGCCTGTTTCTGCGATTTTGTCGCGGAATTTCCCGCGGTCAGGGAAAGCATGAAGTTCTTGATCCCTGTGGCGGCAATTTCTGACTCCACGCCCATCCCGGCAATGGTTGCCCCCATTGCCGCGATTTCGCCGGAAGCCACACCTGCAACACCACCTAAAGGACCAATACGCGTAACAATATCGGAGATTTTCTTCGCATTCGCCGGGCCGGTATTACCAAGGTAGTTGATTTTGTCAGCCAGCCCGGCCACTTCATCCTGCGTCATATTAAACGCAGTACGCCACTGGGCCATCATCTGCCCGGACTCTTCAGCCGTGGTATCAAAGGCCACGCCCATCTTCACCGCATCAGTGGCAAACTGCATCAGTTCATCACGTACAATCCCGGCCTGACCGCCAGCCGCCACAATTTCCGCGATCCCGTCTGCAGACATGGGAAGCTCAGTAGACAAAGCGCGTACCTGCTCCGTCATGGCCTTAAACGCATCCGGCGTATCCAGACCGTCCACCACTTTGCGGACATCAGCCATCTTCGATTCAAGGGTGATGGCTGATTTTACAGGGAGTGCCAGTGCCCCCATTATTGCAGTACCCGCCCCGGCAGCGCCCAGAGCAAGGCTGGAGACTTCTTTCTGAAACCCCTTAAGCTGACGCTGCATACCTTTAAGCGGGCCGGATAGCCTGTCAACGGCGGTGATGATGGCTTTAAGCTGAAAATTATCAGCCATGCTTCATCTCCTCATTTATACGGACGGCCTCTGCCTCCAGATCAGCAAAGTGGGAAATAGCCGTCCGGCGAAGTTCAAGGGGGTTTAATTTCCAGAACCACGCGACATTGTAGAATCGCTTCCGGAGGTCTCTTCCGTCTCCAAGCCGGTAAAAAAACGCATTACAATCATGCCTGCCTTAAAAATATCCAGCTTCGTCATCTGCGCTGCAGACGAGCGCGGGATCCCGGCCAGAAGCGGGATATATTTCAGCGCTACCTGACTGTCCATTTTCATACCACCATCAGGCGAAACAGAGAAAGGGAACCCCAGCGCCTCAATCTCGTCATACGTAGGCTCACGTATTTCCAGCACATGCAGTGTTTCTTTGTGGGCGATGATCGGTTTTTTAAGTACAAGCTCAATCACTGGTAATCCCCTTCTTCACCGTGGAACTCAAGATCAACCGTACCTTCTTCGGCATTATGGTTCGCTTCGCCGTGCAGCCAGGCTGACGACAATACATAGACCTGACCGTTCGCCAGCTCGGCAGTGATTGTCATCTCATCAGACGAGGTGATTTTGCTCACCGGAAAATTCTTCGGCACCTTGAAGGTCCCTTTGACATAAGGCGCACGGTGAGTTTCCTTGCGGTCCACTGAACCGTCCAGGCCGATGATGTCATCATTGACCGTCCTGTTCATGGGCACCTCAATGCCGCCGGTCAGCGATAACTGCTGACCGTCAATTTTGAAATAACAGGTTCCCCCGATACGGGCCATTATGCAGACTCCTCTGAATACTGAAGACGGAACT